TACTACTCTTCCTATAGCCGCTGATATAATCCCACTAATTGCTCCTAATACGATACGGTCTTGTATTTTGAACATGATACACACCTCCTTTATTAGGTTTTCCGTTATTTTAGTTAACATGCAAGTTTCGTTTTAGATTAATAGCCATGATTTGTCAATGCCAATAAGCGACCATCAGCTTATAAAGTGCTGAGGTCGCTTTTTGGGTTATTGCTGCAAAGTCTTTTCTAATTCTTCGAAGCCGCGATTCATGATTTGCTCAGTTGCGGTGTTTTGGATCTGTTGTTTTTCATCTTCTGAAACATAACCCGAAAGAAATACTTTGAAACTACATCAGAGAGTCTCAAAAGAGTTGACACAGCTTCAAGCATATCTGCAAAAATATTGATTTTATCATAATGAACATTAGACAAATTGGATTCATTCAATTAGGATAATGGACTTATATTGCACTTCGTATAGGTGACACCAAAGTAGTGACACGTCAAGCTAAATACTTATCCCTTCTTGTAGACCTGGTAGGCAAGACATTAAAGGATTGAATCGCAAGAAAAGTACATCAATCTCTTCATAGAGTGGAATGATTATTCTGGCAAATGCACAATTTATCATCACTGTGTCCAAGTTTGGGCTCAGTAAGCTATTTTTATTCTGGCCGAGGATTGTGGGTGAGTAAGTAAAAACTGCGTCGATTTCAAAATGTCTGATTCACGTCCGAAAAATGTCCGTTGCTGCCCGTTCATTCCTTTCAACCTGGAGATTTTCTAATGAGGATATAATGTTAATTCGATTATAAAAAATTAAGAATGGCTCAGCGGTGTATAGACTGCTGAGCCAACTTCTTTATCCCTTTGTTTGTTCTTTTTTCTGTTGTTCTTTTTTCCGCCTAAAGTTTCTTTGGGCTTGGAGTGCAGCACAACTGGGATCATGGTAAATTTTTCGTGTGTCGTTGGCATAGACTTCAAAGTACTTCGGACAGGTCGGGTTCGCACATTTTCTGAGGATTTTTCCTCCCTGTAAATCAAGGCTAAACATCGTATACATTGCCGCCAAAAGGGTTGGGATACTCCAACGTTGCAAATAGCGTTCGGCGGAAACATCATAGATTAGCAGTTGGTGCACTCCTTGAAGTTCAAGATTGATCTCTTGAACAATTGTCCTATGTGAATCAAGTTTAATAACATCCCATTTCCTTTCCAGATCGGTCGTTTCAAGGTTATTTTGGTCAATAGCTTTGGAAATAATGATGGTTTTCTTTCCTTTATAGAGTTCCCGCAGATTATTCAAAGCATCTCTGGAATGCAGTGGTTTTTTCTCCGTTATGGCTTGCTGAAGGTTTAAGATTATGCGCATTCGAGAGATTTGGAATCGAATCTCATCAATCGTCTCTTCAATGACAATGTCATCATCGATCATCACTTCGCGCAAGGAGCTTTCCTGGAGGCCTAGAAAACCATAGTTGCTGATAAAATCTTTAATTTCCTCATCGGACTCAAGTGCGGCAAAACGCATGTAAAGATTTTCTTCGCGGTCTCTTCCGTAAACGTCAAATGGTGAATACCATTGCCAAGAATGCCAGGGATCGAAAATAGAACGGATTTTATTTCCCTCAATAATTACAGGCCTTTTCGCCCACTGTGTTTCCTTAATGTTCTCTGAAGACATAAAGAAGCCTCCTTAAATAAACAATATGAAACGTTATATATTCATATTACATTAATAATGATAATATTATTATAACAGCTTTCGCTTTGTGAAGCAACTGCCACTCCAGCCTATAGGGCGGAATATTGGAGAGGTCAGTAATTGAAAAGGAGGGTTCAAACATGGACCAGAATTACAAGCGGAAACGTAAAGAAAAACGTTTACGCCAAAGGTTATCCGAGCTTCAAATGGCAAAAAAGGCGTTGAATTCCCCCAGCACAACGTATCAGCTTAATAACTACTGGACAATACTTGCGGAACTAGAAGTTATTGATGAACAAATCAAAGATATCGAACGAAAATTACTCATTCGGAGGGATTAACATGATTAAAGAAAAAGCCAATATGAAACTTCGTTTAGCCCTTAAGGGAAAGAATATCCCTTACTGGCAAATGGCCAAGAAACTCGGTGTGAGCGAGCAAACTTTCGTCCGCTGGATGCGGGAACCTCTGCCTGCCAAGACGGAACAAAAAATAGCATGTTTAATAGAAGACTGGAAATGATAAGCCGATTCCTTGTTAGGACGGCTCTTTTTTTCATAAAAAAAATAACCCGGCAATAATGCCGAGATCAATAGATCCGTTTGAAATTCATCTCTCTTATTTTACCACAAACTAACGACAAATTCACGAGGTGATATAACTTAATGACACCGTATGAGGATCACGCAACACAGTTTCTGACAACACTATACGGTCATTTTCAAGACGATCAGTTCCTTTATCTTTGGACTTTACCCGATCGAATGACGTGGTGTTTTTCAAAGAGTGACCTAAAAACCATGATGGCTGCCGCCAGAGCTCTCCAAGATGAACGAGACGTCTATTTTGGAGTTGGTGCCTCAAAGAAAGAGATACCCCAAAACAAACGTCCCAAAGCGAAAGAAATATCGGCTATCCCCGGAGCTTGGATAGAGATCGATCTAGCAGCGCTGGGTGCTCATGCGAAACAGAACCTTCCGAAGACCCTTGAGGAAGCCTTGAGCATTATACCCAACGATCTACGGCCCACCTTGATTGTACTATCCGGCAATGGACTTCATCTCTATTGGCTCTTTAAACAACCTTGGTATTTATTAACCCCGAAGGAAAATAGAAGAGCGGCCCTGTTATTGCTGCGATTACAGGCCTTTATTAAACAGTTGGCTGATGTGCAAGGTTGGCATATCGATTCAACGGCTGACCTGAATCGTCTTCTCAGGGTACCAGGTACCCTTAATCATAAGCGGGGGCAAAAAAAGCCGGTCTATATTCATACCTTCAATCCCGACATCCGATATGATCCGGAAGATCTGGAAAGTCTTATTCCGGAAATTGATCTCAAGCATAATCTTCAATCGCAGCACACCTTTACACGGCTTCCTACAGATGCTAGTGCTGATTTGATGATCGCAAATTGTAAGTTTCTGCAGTATTGCTCTGAAGAGGCACCTAACATCAGTTATGGCGAGTGGATGGCAGGGCTGACGAACGTCGTGAGGGGTGTCGATGGCCTAGAGAAATGTCATGAACTATCCAGCCTAGACGGGGAACGGTATTCGCCCGATGAGACGGTTCAAACTCGAAGAAGCTCTCAAATTAAATCCTCACACCTGCGACTATGTTAAAAACGTTCTTGGCTTTCATTGTCCGGAACCGGGCTGCGGTGTTAAAGCACCCTGTAGTTTCAGCTTGGGAAAAGTTGATCAGGCCCGAGCCAACATCAATATGTTAGAAACTCCAACGGCTGAAACTATTTTTAATGATAAAATGCTCTCAAATCTTGCGGTCGTCAAACAAAACGATACGGCCCTCTATGCCCGAACAAAGGACAAGCTAAAGGGGGTCGTGAATCTTAGGGACTTGGAAAATGCCGTCAAACAATCGATCCAAAAAACACTTGATTTAGAGTTTACCAAACCATCATCAGAAGAATTAAGCGATTTACCGATATCCGGAGTGAACTATCCAGCCAATTTTAGAGTCACTGATGATGGTATTCACTATGTTCACGTAGCCAATAACGGTCCACAACTCATTCGGGCCTGCGGGTGCCCAACGGTGGTTAAATCCCGCTTGTTTAACCAGGATACGGATACTGAAAGTTTGGAGATTACCTTCAAATATCAGGGAACGTGGCGGGACATTGTGGTGCCACGCTCACTGGCTGTGGATAGCAAAAAGGTGATCGTCTTAGCCGATCGAGGGATGGCCGTAAGTTCTGAAGGTGCTAAACTCCTGTCAAAGTACTTTGATGATTTCCTTCATGACAACCCCGATCTGCCTGTCAAAAAGGCGGTTGCTCGTTTTGGTTGGCGAGGAAAGGATTTCATTTTTCCCGGATTGTGCCCGGATGTTGAAATTGACATTGATGACTTGGGCAGCAAGCACGCTTTGAAAGGGTTCAACACCGCCGGGAGCTTAAATGAGTGGTGTGAACTGGCTAAAAAAGTTCGTAACTATTCGCTCAATGCCCGGTTTATTCTTGCCGCAGGGTTCTCAACACCTCTTCTTAAACTTCTCTCCCAAAGGAACTTCATCATTCACAACCACGGGAATTCACAAGACGGCAAGACAGCGACGCTATGGCTGGCGATGTCCATATGGGGCGATCCGAATGCTATCATCAGTAGTTTCGATAATACCACAACATCTCTGGAACGACGGGCCAGTTTGTTTTCAGATCTCCCGCTGGGTATCAATGAACGTGAGGTTCTTAGCCAATTCAAAAAACAGGATATTTCCTCTGTGCTGTATATGCTTGGTGAAGGAAAAGGCCGTGGTCGGGGCAGCAAGGTTGGATTGCAGGAGTTAAACACTTGGCGAACCGTAGTACTCACGACAGGGGAGGGTCCACTTTCCAATGCTAGTTCCATGGATGGCTTAATGACGAGAACCATTGAACTGGAGGGAGGACCCTTAGCAGGGAATAAGGACTTAGCCCGAGAGTTGTATTCAGCCTTGCCCAATTGCCATGGTCATGCAGGAGTAGCCTTCCTGCAAAGACTCATGGCGGCTGAACAAAATGAATGGATCGATTTTTACCGCCAAGCACAACAATGGCTGAGAGAGAATTTTACAGATCGAATTGACAGCCATCTGGATGCCTTAGCATGTGTTATGACCGCTGATTATTTGTCAAATAGGTGGGTGTTCGGGCAAGAAATGGATATCGCTCGAACAGAAGCCTATGCCATGGCAAAAGGAATTGCTGAAAAACTAATCAAAAAGCAAGAGGCCAGCGAGTCTGAACGGGCTTGGCTGGAATTTATGGATTGGGTGGGTGAACATCATGAACAACTCAGTGGAGTTTTTACAAACCTTAAGATTGGTCTACGAGAGGGCGAAAACATTTATATCATACGTCGAGTGGTCAACGAGTTTTTAGCCCAATACTCTTCAGCCCAGAAAATTATTCAAGCTTGGGCCGACACAGAGAAAATCAAAAGCTGGGACGATACGGGTAAGAAACGGTTCGATATTCAAAAAAGGATAGGGGGTGCCAAGGTTAGATGTATTGTATTCAAAGCGGAAATGGACGATTTTGACGATGATTTCTTGGTAGTGGGGACGTAGTGGGGACACAGTGGGGACAGTCCAAGAGACCTGCAAGCACTGATACGACTGGGCTTTTAAGAGGTGTCCCCGCTGTACCCACTGTACCCACTAGTTTTCCTTGTAAAAGGTTTGTTAACAATATTTCCTGTTTTTGAAGGTAAATTATTAATATAAAAAATATAGTGATACTATTTATTTTTGAGTGGGGACACCCTCAAAAACGCCTCGGATCCTTATGTGGCAAGGGATCTAGCTGTCCCCACTAATTTTACGGAGAGTGGGGACAGTGTCTTGCAGGCTATTTTTTAAATCGTATATTCACTAATTTCAATGGGAGGAAAAAAACAATAATGGAAGCAACAAAAAAGATGAATGAAGCGTTAGAATTTTTGGGCAAACCTTATACGACCAAGGAGATAGACTGGGAGATTTGTATTTACCTCGATATGAAAAATGGTTATGATATTGAAGTTTCTGGCATTAATCACCCTAAAAAGGGCTGCTATTGTAATTATGTATGCGTTTGGGATGTACGAAATGTTAACAATCAAAGTACTCAGTCCGTTGAATATGTACGCGACATTAAGAATCTGCTAGAGCTGAAGACGACCCTTGGCAAACTTTGTGAGAATTATGGCCGTAAAGACTTGCTCAAGCCTCAAGGCGTCATGTTGGTCAAGGATCAAGAATTACTTGAACCGATTCACAATGAGTATGAGCAGCTGTCTGCGGAAATGAAAGAACGTTTGGATTGCTGGATTAATGACTATATTCAACCAGCGTATACGATTAATCACTGGCAAAGCAGTTACACTCTAAAACATCGGGCGGAGAACGTATTAGATCATTATATATCCAATGATCAATTAAAAATGGCGATGTTGTATGCTGGGTATAAACCGACAGACCCTAAAGAACTAAATTGGCACTTTAAAATCCGTAACCTGAAAAAGCATAAGCCTCATTCATAAACCTATTATTCGAAGTGTTATGAGTGCGACGGATTGACTAAATAGTGGCTCTCGGCCTAAAAACCTGAGGGCCCTTTCTATTAAGGAGGTGTCAATAAACTATGGCAAAATCTAAGTGGCCCCAGGTAAAAGAGCAGTTACAGTTTGTTGAAGGTTGGGCCAAATTAGGCTTAACCGAGGAACAGATAGCCCATAATTTGGGGATTGGCCGAAGTACTCTGGGTGAGTTTAAAAATAAATACCCGGAACTTCAATCGGCACTGAAGAAGGGACGAACAGTTGCCGTGGCTGAATTGGAGAATACGCTTTACAAAAGAGCCCTCGGGTATGATTATGAAATCTCGCGGACGTCTCTTAGAATGATTGACGGTAAAGAAGCAAAATTCGTCCAAAAAATACGAAAGCATATGCCCGCCGATGTTGGTGCGATCATAATCCTACTCAAAAATAAAGACCGGGGCAACTGGTGTGATAATCCTGCCAAACAGGTATTGGATCGGGAAATCTTTGAATTTCGGAAGAGAATGGAACTTGCTAGGCTCTATGGTGATGAAATGAAATAAGCTGACAGAGATAGATCTAGGGGCGGACATCTGCCCCTTTTTCTGGCTTAAGGAACAACACCAGTAATTTGACTTGCGGGGAATACAGAGCGTTAATGGACACACCTGAAAAGGAAAAACAGGAAAGGTCGTGTTCATATTATGGAAAGCGAGATTAGAAAATATAAAGTCCGGCACCACGGAGGCCGGGAGCTGATTGTTTCTGCGAAAAATGGGACCGAGGCAAAACGTAAAGCCTGTCGGTTTTGGGGATATCGCCCCAACGACTGGTGGATGGGGATTACGGCTTGCTCCGCAAAACTTATCCCATTTGGAAAGGTGGGATAATCCATGATCAACGGAACGTTTATCTATTCCATGAGGGTAAGTGGTATAGAACGAAAAAAGGTCGCTAACGGTATTGCCGGAGTTCTTGGTATGGAAATAGAGTATATGGGTGCACCAACGTTTTGTTATCGTGTGGGTGAATGGGTTATTGACAAGGAAGGTCTCGTTATCTCACCTGAAGTTGCCTTAATGGAAAGCGATTCCTTTTGTTTTATCCTCGATAACTTAAAAACCGCTGGAGCCATAACAGAGGGGGATGCAGTCGTAACCCTTTCGATGAATGAGCATAACGGCAACACCCTTCGAAATCTTGTGAATCTTCTTTGGTGCAAACAATCCCTCATCCAAAAATCCCTAGCTAGAGTGACAAACATCATTCCGGAAAGTCTTATCACCGCAATCAATTCAGTACCAATGGATACCTTGGAAGAATTTTCTAAGGTTGTCAATGATGGTATTGATAACGGCCTGATTACAGGTGAATGCGAAATAGATTTTAATATGGCCGAGAAGACATTGAGTTTTAGCTTTTTTAACGCCAGTTTGGATATTGATGAGATATTGGCATTTGCAGTTTTTTGCCAACGGCTAAGCAAGCAGGCAATTCAACAAAAGTTTACTTCTATTAAAATAAAGGAAGCGGTGAACGAAAAATATGCTATGCGCTGTTTCTTGCTGAAGTTGGGGTTGATAGGGGAGGCTTATAAATCAGCTCGTAAGATTTTATTGGAAAGACTCAATGGAGACTCAAGCTATCGTACGATTGAAGCCAAACGAGCAGCAGAAGCTAAGCGTAAGAGAATTGCAAGTGAGAATTGAGAAACTACAATTGAGAAGGAGTCATTAGATTATTGTTTAAGTGTATCAAGGAACTTCTGGGGAGTTCCTTTTTGCTGGCCAGATAGGCCAAATTCAACCCCCCCCGCCATGCTTTTTAAGAGGCTTGCCTGCTGCCGTGTTGCATACCCGCAGAGAACTCCGGCCGAAATTTTGAGTTAAAAATGGCCAAAATTTCAATGAATTTTTGAAAAGGGGCTAAAACCCGATATAATTTCAAAAAAGTTAAAAGGAATCAGTATTCAAGACTATAGAATTAGTGGTTATAAATCCACTATCCTGGACATTTTGGAGTCCTAAAAAAGGAAATAATTATTCTGTCTCGGTGGGTTTCATGAAACATCAATGCCAATCTGGTTAATCCAAGAGTTAGCCAAAAGTGGTGAAGACCCCATACCTCAGGAAAAAAAGACTAATGCAATCATACCACCCACCTAATTCTAATCGATTGTGGGGCAAATATGGGTTTCATAAATTTTACCATTTAAGGAGGAAAGGTCAATGACTTATCCAATCACAGTCAATCTTATCCCTGGTCTACCCAAAGAGCCATACAATGACGGCGGTGGTAATTATGTTGGTGTTATTGGTCACGCAACTGCCAATAATGGAGACTCCGCTGATGGTGAGCGAAACTATGAGGTAACTACTTGGCAGAACGCGTTCGTTCACGCCTTTGTAGATGACCGGAAAATCCTCCAAGTCGCTGACTTCAACTATCTCTGTTATGGTGCTGGGCATTCTGCAAACCATTTAGGGTATGTCCAAGTAGAATTGTGCCAAACTACTGATCCGGTTAAGTTCCAAGCTGCTTACGAGAAGTATGTTTGGTTGCTGGCAAAGCTCCTATATAATAGGAAGCTTTCTGTTGTGGATGGGATAACTTTGATGTCTCATGCTCAAGTTTCAGCTAAGTGGCATGAGACAACACACCAAGACCCAATAGAATATCTGGCCAGCCACGGAAAAACATGGGCTGATTTGGTCGCTGATGTAACGACTCAATATAACTTGCTGGAGGAGGAAGATAGCGTGCTAAACGTTGCAGTTTTGTTATTCACCAAGGATGATTACTGGGCCGGGGCTGATGTTGCTGCTAAAAATGGTAACTGTGCCTTATTTATAAGACCAGCTAGCCTGTCTGTTCCGGCTGAGGCCAAAAGTTCCAAACAATTGATTGTTGTTGGGGGACCAAGCACCGGGCATCCGAACGAAGTCCTGTTATCTGGTAAAGACAAATATGCGACCGCTGCTGCGGTTGCTAAGTATTTGGGACAATAAAATAAGGGGTAATTTTAGTGTTAAATTTTATTCTGACATCAAACGTTCTCGTTACGCTTGAGACAGTTCTGGGTTTAATATTAGCTGATTTCATTTTTGGAGTGTTGCTTTCGCTTAGAAACAGTAGTTTTAGTTTCAGTAAACTGCCCCAATTTGTTGAAACGAGTTTGGTTCCTTATATTGGCGGTCTTTTGGTGTTAGCTGTCTTTTCCAATGTGAACGCTGAACTTGGGACGTTATTTTTTACTATTGCCGCCACAATTAGTGCGAAGTTCTTGGCTGATATTGTGACCAAAGCAGGGCAACTGTTTAATGGACTGCAAATTCAGAGTCCGGTGACTGTGGCTAAACCAGATAGCAAAGTCGGAACTGATTCTGTAAAACAAGAAACCACAGCTAATAGTACTTCATCGGAGGTTACACAATAGTAATTTAGACAGATTAATCCCCGGCGACTATGTGTCGTCGGGGGTTCGGTTTAAGAACGTTGTTACACTTCAAAAATCTTTCTCATTGTTTGGATTTGATTCACTTTTTTCTTTTTCATTCCTTGGATGATATAAGTATTCTTCACTCGGATTTAAATTACTCAAAAAGTTTAAGACTTTGGAGAATGAGGTTTTAAAGGACATAATATCACCTCTCAAAATAAGTTTTCTATAATATTACCAAATTAGAGAAACTTAAACGGATTCATCTGATTGTTTGCAAGCAACCCTCATCAATTTTTTGTCGGTGAGGGTTGATATAATTTTATGTAAGAAATGATTGAAATTCAAACGCACGATGGGTATAATAGGAACATAGGTTCGATTAGTGACCAAATATATGTACTAAGAGGCGATAAAAATGAGAGATGTCTGTGCCGAGTGTAATAGGAAATCCTATTGTACGGAACCCTGTGAAGAATGGTTAATTGCCCATGATCAATGCCCTGTGTGCCACAACAAACTCATACATATCGGGGGATGTACAGAGTGTATTACTGGTGATTGGGCGAAGTGTGGCTGAGATGAAAGTCATTATGGCTCCTATAGAAATGATTGCATGGTTCGATATCCCCGGTACACCGCGTCCGATACGCTTTCGACATGATGGCAATGTGGTTAAGGTTGAGATGATTAAAAGAATATCTGAAGAGAAACTTGCTGGAAATCGTACGAAAATTTATGAGTGCCAAAGCGAGATTCATGGGCAAATGAGAGTTTTTGAACTCAAATATGAGCTGAATACCTGTAAGTGGTTCTTGTGGAAGATATAATGGACCTAAGATTTGATGTTCGATAAGTGGGAGTTTAGCGAAACACTTGGCAATGACATTGAATACTTCTGTATCAATAGCTACTATTTTTTAGTTTAAAACACCATTCTATATTAAATTAAGAATTTGGTTTTTCGAATAGATATCGCTTAATCAGATAGCCTCTAACAAGACCCGCAATTGCTGCAGCTGATGCTTGTGAATAGTTTCCAGCTGCATTTTGAATCATATATTCATTTCTCATAAAGGTTCCGAAAACAATAAAAAGTATAGCCTCAGCAAACATGCTAATAAAAACTGCTTTAATTAAGTAATGATCGATTCCGACGAATTTAGGGGTGTAATACAAGAATAGTCCTAATATTGCGCTGTATCCTATGTGAGATAAAACTCCTAGTGCAAGGCTACCTTCCCTTATAAACATCATGCTTGTTGCCTTTGGAGCAGATATTGTAGTGAAACGAAAGAAAATCATTATTTCAGAGAATATTCCCGCAGGTATAGCACCGATTATTGATAGGATCATAGCAATCAAAGGTTTGTCAAATTTTACTCCCACCACATTAACTCCTTCATCGTTTTTGCTATTATCATTTCTCCTCAAGTATTTTCTATACACAAATTGAAAATAGTTCGGTTAAAGACTAGAGTAAGAATAACTATTAAATTACCTTCGCTAAAGACCCATTTAACAAAACTCTTATTAAATATTGACTTGCAATAGACACCATACAAGAGCTATCATGTCCTACACCGGATAACCATCGGGCGTAGGATATTTTTTTACTCCCAATATGTTCCCACAAGCCTTGCTAATGAAGGAGATGAGCCACATAAAAAAGATACGCACCATTGAGAAAGCGCCAGTCTTCAACAAACCCCTAAATAAACTCAGAGTTTGCGCCTACGTGCGCGTTTCAACCAACCAAGCCGAGCAGCAGGAAAGCTTTTCAGCCCAAGTCCAGCATTACACTTCCTATATAAATAACAATCCAGAATGGACCTTTGCAGGCATTTATAGTGACCAAGGTATATCCGGCAAGAACGCAGCAAAACGACCAGAGTTTATGAGGATGGTTCAGGATGCTGAGAATAAGAAGTTTGATCTTATTATAACGAAATCAATAAGCCGTTTTGCACGCAACGTTCAAGATTGTTTGGAAACTGTCCGTAAACTTAAACTTCTTGGGACTGCTGTCCGGTTCGAAAAAGAGGCGATAGATACCCTAACAACCGAAAGTGAACTGTTACTTTCCATCCTAAGCTCAGTCGCAGAGGAAGAACTGGCCTCCATATCCCAAAACATGCATTGGAGTAACCAACGGCGTTTCAAGAAAGGTAAGTTTTCAGTCAACACGAAACGTTTCCTCGGCTACGATAAAGACCGAGAGGGAGATCTAATAATAAACGAGGATCAAGCCGCCATTGTCAGGAGAATCTTTAAAAATTATCTTTCCGGTCTGGGTGCTTCCCGAATAGCTAAGGGACTTGAAGCTGATGAAATTAATAATATCTCCGGGAGGGTTAAATGGGCCGAATCAAGCATCCGCGATATTTTGAAAAATGAGAAGTATGCCGGAGACGCACGCCTGCAAAAAACCATAACAACGGCCCTATATAATAGGAAGAGAAATTCTGGCGAAGCCCCAATGTACTATGTGAAAGATAGTCACCCAGCTATTATTAGCCGAGAGGATTTTGAGAAAGTCCAGGAATTGATGAAGGCACGGGCCAAATCAAAAGGCAATATTGAGGGTAATCGAGAGAAATACACAAATCGATATGCCATAACTGGAACCATTGTTTGCGGCCACTGTGGAAACAAATTTAAAAGGCATATAGACAATTGCGGAACAGTTGCCGAGTCAGTTTGCTGGATTTGCAACACTTATGGTAAAAATTCTTGTGGAGTTGGGAGAATTAAAGAAGAGACTTTTAAGGGATTGTTTGTTAGGGTGTTTAACCGGATTTATGATGACCGAGCCAAGTTGCTAGGGGATTATAAAGCAAGGTTGGAAAAGGAAAAGTTAACAGAGTTAGATAATGAGCGCATCGCGAAGTTAGATGAGAAAATTGAGACACTCATCCGACAAGAACGGGCGCTCTTTTTGATTGAAGAAAAGGGTTATGCGGACCACAATCTAGTTAAATCTGAACACGAAAAACTGGTTAAAACGTTAACCCAACTTCAAGCAGAACGATCCGATTGGATGGCTGAAATCAAAAAGCGAGACACTCGATTGGAAAGAACTCTGGAGATTGAAGCAATACTTGAGGCACAGGGCGGCAATCTCACAGAGTTTAACGATGACTTGTACAGTAAACTAGTCGAAAAAATCGTAGTCAAAGAACGAACCAAGTTAATATTCCAGTTAAGAAATGGCCTTGCTTTCGAGGAAACGTACACCTTGAAGCGAGGTCATGATATTTTCTAAGGGGGTTTTATATATGGCAACAGTAACAGTGATTCCAGCAAAACCGATGCAAGAGTTAAAAGGTTTAGAGGCTACGGCAAAACTCAGAGTTTGCGCTTATGCAAGGGTTTCCACGGATAATGAGGAGCAAATTTCCAGTTATCAGGCGCAGGTCGAACATTATACTGCTTACATCAAGAACAATCTAGCTTGGGAATTCGTTGAAATTTTCTCTGACGAAGGAATCAGTGGCACGAATACTAAGAAACGAGAGGGTTTCAATCGCATGATAGATGAGTGTATGGCAGGTAAGATTGATATGGTGATTACCAAATCCATCAGTCGATTCGCTCGGAATACTCTCGACACTTTGAAATATGTACGGCAACTTAAGGAGAAAGGTGTGGCCATTTTTTTTGAAAAGGAAAATGTCAATACGCTCGATAGTAAAGGGGAATTTTTAATAACCTTACTTGGAAGTCTAGCTCAAGAAGAAAGTTCGAACTTGTCACAGATCACTAAGATGGGAATAAGTTACAGGTTTCAAGAGGGTAAGGTATTAGTTAACCACAATAAATTCCTCGGCTATACCAAGGATGATCAGGGTCAGTTAGTTATTGTGCCGGAAGAAGCTGAAGTGGTACGCCGGATATATCGAGAGTTTTTGAATGGTAAAAGCCCTTATAAAATTGCTGCAGATTTACAAAGGGATGGGATAATCACAGGGTCAGGTGGTTCGCGTTGGTATGATAGTACTGTGATTGGTATCCTTAAAAACGAAAAATATCAAGGCGATGCTCTACTTCAAAAAACCTATACGGTTGACTTTTTAAGTAAAAAGCGTGTAAATAACAATGGCCATGCTGCCCAATATTATGTTGAAGAGAGCCATCCGGCGATCATTTCCAAAGAAGAATTCGCTGCAGCGCAAGCAGAATTTCAAAGACGTTCAAATATGCGCGGGTACTCAAGAACAGGGAAAAGTGCTTATACCAGTGAGTATGCCTTTTCAGGGAAACTTTATTGCCAAAAGTGTGGCTCTAAGTTTAGAAGATCAGCCTGGGGCACGGGGAAAAATAAAAAGTACGTTTGGATATGCATAAACCATCAGATAAACGGAAACTCTGCATGTGATCAAAAGTCGGTCAAGGAGAAAGATTTGGAGAAGGCGTTTGTTAGAGCGATGAACTGGGTTATTAATAGAAAAGAAATCTATTTGGAAGAACTTTCAAGAGACATGTACCACGGTCTTGAGCCGATAGCTGAAGAATATACAATGGAAGAGCTTTACGCCCGCCTGGAGAACTTGCAAGAGAAAATGAAGGGATTGGTAAAGCGGAGTATAAAGGCTGGAAATGTTGATGAGAATGGACATTCAGTTCTTGGCGCAGAAATAGAAAAAGTGCAAAACAGGATGAAAAAGCTTAAAGAACAAATAACTGAACGGTCAATGCGGCAAAAAAGGGTGGAAGAGTTCAGGGAATTTCTAGTGTTGCAGGAGGGTGGAATTGATAGGTTCGACGATGTATTATTTCGGAGGTTCGTTGATAGTGTGGAAGTGCAATCTATGGTTGAGGTAGCGTTTTTGTTTAAGGTTGGCGTTGAAGTGAGGGAGGTCCTTGGATAAATGAAAATACAGATCGAGTTATAGTAATTTTGATTAGCTTGCTTATTGGATATTAGTGTTATAACAGATGAATAAATACTCATTAATCAAGTTAAATATTGAATAGTCCTTTTCTAATAGGAGTACGGTTAAATTTAATTGTATTCCTATAAAAAAATGCTTGACCTGGTGTTAACTCCAGATGATAGACTATGACACGTAGTCAATCTCTGTTTGACGTAACACCCCAGTTTCCCACTAGATAGGAAAAATAAATATAAGGTGAAAATGACTATGAGAATAATTGCTCGACCTGGTGTTAAATTCAGGTGATATGGTTGTAAAAACGAGGAGGTAGTCTCATATGACAATTACAGAAGTTAGTGAAAAATTCGATCTTACGCAGGATACACTTCGCTATTATGAACGCATCGGATTGATTCCTCATGTTAATCGAAACAAAAGCGGAATCAGAGATTATACGGAAGAAGATTGCAGGTGGGTCGAATTTATCAAATGTATGAGAAATGCCGGCCTTCCGATAGAAGCATTAATTGAGTATGTTGCGCTGTTTCAACAGGGAGATGAAACGATTGGGACCAGAAAGGAACTTTTAACTGAACAGCGTAAGCAGCTAATTCGACGAATGGAGGATATGCAGAAAACACTGGAACGCTTGAATTACAAAATCGAGAGCTATGAACAGTCAGTGGTTAAAAAGGAAAAAGAGCTAAAAAGAGCGGAGGATTAG